TTTTTATGTATGAACCTTACAGAAGTATACCCGCCTCAGTTATAAAAAGTTTTGAAGCTTTTAAAACAGATACTTTAGGTTTAGAGGGGCGGATAGTTTTTCCTATAAAAGACAATAGAGAAATAATAGTTGGGTTTCAAGGCAGGTACATAAACTCAAAATTAAGCCCAAAATACCTAGCATACCCCGCTGGAGTGTCATTCCCCTGGTACCCCAGCCCCGCTAGGATTGTTCCTCTGGCCAATTCTATAGTTTTGGTAGAAGGTTTGATGGATGCACTATTTTTACACGGAAAGGGCATAACAAATGCTGTAAGTATCTTTGGTACAAAAAGTGTGTCTTATGATAATATACTAGATAAATTGACGCCTTTCTTACTGTTTGGTATAGACACTGTATATCTATTAATGGATGGGGACAGTGCGGGAAGAAATGCTAGCACTAACATAGCAAAAATGATTAAGCAACAAACCGATGTAGTAGTTGAAGAAATACACTTAGAAGACGAGGAAGACCCCGCTACGTTGTCGGATGAGTACTTAAACAACTTAAGAAAGTACTTGACTAATAACCAAATATAGTATATTGTATACTTAAATTAAAAAAGGAAAAAATAAAATGACAAAAATAGCGATAGTGCAGCGGTGTCCTTCCAATATTAATTATGAGAAAATGTATCAGCTTAGTGGCGTAGATGTGTTTAATTTAACTAGTGTTAAAGTAACTAAATTATTAGTACGAGATGTAGACCTAAACATACAAGATGAAAAAACTTACGACGCAATGGTGGAGACTTCAGGAGAGTTGGGCTTCTGCCCTGCAAAATACGATTGGGTAATTTTAGTAGGATCAGAAGCACTAAAGATGTTTACTAAAGCCACAGCAGTAACTGATTACTCTGGTAAGGTAGCCCCAGGCAAGAAGGGAGAAACTAACTTTATAGCCTCCATTAGCCCTGCGGCACTTGCTTTTAAACCAGAGACTAAACCTGTGTTTGATGCCACAGTTCTAAGCATAGCCTCTCTTGTTTCTGGGACAGGTGTGCGTGTTTTTGAGGGAGACTATAAGTTCTTTCTAGAAACACAGCCTTTCAAAGAATACCTTGAATTTCTAATAAAAAGCGACATTAAAGTAATTGGATTAGACTCCGAAACTTCAGCTCTTTCTTGCAGGGATGGGTACGTTTTGGGTGTTTCTATGTCACACAAAGTAGGCCAAGGCGTGTACGCACACGCTGATTGTATCGACATGGAGTGCATAGACTTAATGCAAGAGCTATTAGACACTAGAACCACAGTCTTACATAATGCCAAGTTTGATATGCACTTTTTAGGATACCATTTTGGGTTGAAGTTCCTCAACAGAGATATTCAAGATACCATGATCATGCACTACCTTCTTGACGAAAGACAGGGAACTCATGGACTAAAATCATTAACAATGAAATACGGTGTTTTGGGCGACTACGATAGAGAGCTAGACGAATACAGACGTGCTTATTGTGGCGAGCATAAAATACCTTTAGGAGAGTTTACATACGACTTATTCCCTTGGGATATTATTAAAATATATGCAGCTAAAGACACAGACGCTACCCTTGCTTTATACTTTAAGTTCCAACCAGTTTTGGCATCAAACCCTAAACTATTGGAATGCTACAACACACTTATGCTACCAGGTATGCATTTTTTAACTAAAATGGAAGACCGAGGAGTCCCTATATCTAAGGATAGGCTTGTTCTAGCCAAAAAACTTCTAACAGAAGAACTAGACACTTTACAAAAAGAAATGTATTCTTATAAAGAAATCCATGAGCTAGAAGCTATGCAGGGGGATGTATTCCTTCCAGGATCTGTTAACCAGCTACGTATCTTACTATTTGATTTACTAAACTTACCACCAACGGGTAAGCTAACTAAGACAAAGGCTATATCTACTGACGCTGAGGTTCTAAAAGAGCTTGGAGAAAAACATAGACTGCCCGGTCTAATACTAGAAATCAGACAGAAAACAAAGCTAAAAAATACTTACATAGATAAACTAATACCTGCAATGGATAGGGATTCAAAAGTTAGAACCGGTTTCAACATTACCAGCACTACCTCTGGAAGACTTAGTTCATCGGGCAAATTTAACATGCAACAACTGCCTAGAGACAATCCAATTATAAAAGGTTGTGTTAAAGCACCAGAAGGGTATAAAATAGTAGCAGTGGATTTATCAACCGCCGAGGTTTACTACGCTGCGGTTCTTTCTAACGACGCTAACATGAAACAGATTTTTCTTGATATGAAACGCGACCCTAAAAAGTATCCAGACTTCCACGCTAGTGTTGCTCATATGGTGTTTAACCTTACCTGCTCCCCTGCGGAAGTAAAAAAGTTATATCCAGCCCTTAGACAAGCAGCTAAGGCTATTACGTTTGGTATTTTATATGGAAGTGGTCCGGCTAAAGTAGCTGAGTCTGTTAACTTAGCTTTTGCTGAGGAAGGGCAAGCGCAAACATGTACTCTAGAAGACGCTAAAGGCTATATTTTTGATTACTTTACTAAGTTCTCAAAACTTAAAAGGTGGATTGATAATACGCATAGAGAAATAAAGTCTAAAGGGTACGTATATAACTTTTTTGGAAGAAAAAGACGTTTACATAATGTAAACTCTATAGACAAAGGAGTAGCAGCAGGCGAAGTGCGTTCAGGTTTCAATGCTGTTATACAATCTGTTAGTTCAGATCACTTACTACTAGGAGCGATAGATGCGGACGAGCTAATAGAGGCTACTGGTATGGATGCGGGTATTTTTGCACTAGTACATGACTCCGTGGTAGCTGTAGTTAAAACGGAGCAGGTACCTGACTACATAAATCTAATCACGTCCTGTATTCAAATTAATAGAGGTTGTTCTATTCCAGGATGTCCTATAGGTGTAGAAGAAGACTCAGAGCCTGGAGGTTCTCAAGATTATTCTTGTGGTAAACTAGCTAAGATGTTTCCTGAGTTGGCAGCAATATGATGCGCTTCCCTCTGTACCCAGTACGGGCGTACCTTAAAGTGGAGCCAGAGGGAAAATTCTCTATAATATATACAGCTAAGTCTAGGTATGTATTAGATTATGCAGATCCTGACCTTTCTGTACCCTTTAGTCTAAGGAGGGTAAGTCTTTTAAAAGAAAACTTACCTTACTTATTGTACCCAATTAAAGGTAAGATAGATAGTCTTACGGATCTCATAACCTCTACTAAACACCGTGTTTTTATAGACGCTACAGGAACCATTAAGGTTTGGAAACCAAATAAGTTTCATACCATAACTTGCCACCCCATACTATATAGAGAGATAACGGATCAAGGACGTATGTTAATAAAAGCCCAAGGTTTTGAGCAGTTATTTAACACGGAACTTACAAACTTACAATACGTACAGGTAGTTAAATTTAGGGGAGTTAGCGTGGTTTGGGGCTTCTCTGATAAAGCAGAAAAACCAAAAAGGAAAAAACTATGAACAATAAAGCAGTTATATCAAATAGGATATATCTTAATTGTGAGGAAGACTCAGAGCTACACAATCTGCTAAAAGGCAGTTTAATACATAGCATAAGTCAGATGCCGGTGTCTAAGTACCCACTAGTAATAAATAACATAACTAAAGTTACAGACAGTATCTTATCCATACCCTCAGGCAGACTTGACCTTATACCAGACAACTATACTATTATAGACAAAAGAGCCACGCCCAGCGCGGTAATACCAAAACCCTCATTTGTCCCTAGGGAAGACCAACAGAAAGCTATAGACTTTATAGAAACCTCTGGCCTAGTTAATGCTAAGCCAGGTTGGGGTAAAACTATCGCAGGATTGGGTATTGCACATAAGTTCCAACAGAAAACACTGATAGTAACCACCACTACTATTATAAGAGATATGTGGGTAAAAGAAGTAGAGAAATGGTTTGGTATTAGATGTGGGGTTATTGGAGGGGGTAAAATGGATTACGCCGCGCCTATAACCGTAGCTAACATACAAACCCTAAGAAAGCACGCCCTAAAACTATCAGGAGAGTTTGGGTTAATCATAGTAGATGAAGTACATCGGAGTCCTGCGAAAACTTTCACAGACACTATAAACGCGTTTAAAGCGGAACACAAAGTTGGGTTGTCCGGTACGTTGCTAAGAAAAGACGGATTACATTGTGTACTGCCAGACTATTTTAGTAAGAACGTATTTATAGGCAAAGATGAGAATAGAATGGAACCTGTGGTACATTTGTGGAGCAGCAACTCTTCTATAAGCTCTAACGAGTTTATACCTTGGGCAATGCAAATCAACAAGCTGTACTCTAACCCTGCATATAAACAAGAAATACTTAACTTGGCCAATATGTACATGGATACTGGGTATAAAATATTGGTGTTATTTGATAGAACTTTTGTACTTGAAGAACTACACAAACTCACAGAAGACAGAACCCTGTTAATAACAGGTAGCATAGGCGACAGGGACGCCATACTAACTGAGATGGATAAAAAAGATTCTGTAGCTAGAGGTCTGTGGGGTACTCAATCTATATTCTCGGAAGGTTTTTCTGTCAGCGAGCTGTCTTGTGTTATATTAGCAACCCCAATTAGTAATGACCCTCTCTTAGAACAGATTATAGGTAGGATACAACGACAAGCAGAGAGCAAAAAGACTCCTGTTGTGGTAGATATAAGTTTAGGTGGCAGCACTGGCACTAGACAGAAAAATACTAGGAAAAGGTTTTACGTTGATAAGGGTTGGAAGATAAAGAACCTCGGCAAGATAGAATAAATTAAAAAATACTTTGACAAACTACTATAATTCTTATATAGTGGTTAAATCGAAAAAGAGAAGGAAAGTTTATATACCAACGTAAGCGATAGTAGAATGAAATAAATTAAAAAATATTTTGACAAATTGCTATAATTCTTATATAGTAGTTAAATCGAAAAAGAGAGTATATGAAACGATTTGATTATGAGAAACTTTTCATACTAGCCCATGGTAGACCGTCCTTTATAGTAGACTACTATAAACAATCGACTACTGGCCCCAATTTCATAGTGAATCCAAGAGCCTTGGTGGAAGGTTTTTGGCTTACAGACAGGCAAAAAGCAGAGTACTTAGGTATCTGTGCCTTACGTAGCTATGAGGACTACAGGTTTGCGGGAGAAACAGACTTGAGTATAGATAGTATACCAAGTTGGGTTCCCCTAGCTGTAGTCAAAGAAAATCCACTAATACAACTAACCGAAACAAAACTGATATTTCTAAAGGAAAAATAAAAAATGGCTATACAATTCAATAAATTAAACGGCGGCGCGAAAAAATCAAGTATTACATATATGAAACTAGTAGACGGAGAAAATGTTTTTCGTATCTTACCAGGTTCTGTCCTATGTATGTATACATACTGGGTTAAAGGTGCAAACGGCAAAGACTTACCTTTCGAAGCTTTACAGTTTGATAGAGAGACAGAAAAGTTCGATAACAGCCGACCGTGCCCTATCTCAGATATGAGATTAAAAGATGCTAAAGGCGAACCTGTACGATGCCAATGGTCATACAAATGTCGTGTAATAAATACAGCTACGGGTAACGTAGAGGTATTGCAACTTAGGAAAGGCATACTTACAGAGATTATAGCCGTAGCGCAAGAGTTAGAAGTAGACCCTACAGACCTAGATACAGGTATTTGGTTTACTGTTAACCGTGTTAAAACTGGTCCTCTAGCGTATAACGTAGAGTATTCTTTACGTCAGTTAAAGTGTAAGTCTACCGCACTAGCACAGGGCGATCTAGAAAAGGTAGCAGGTCTTAAATCAATGGAAGAATTATTTCCAATAGAGACATACGCAGCAATGAGTACTCGCTTAGGCAAACACCTTAGCGGAGAAGTAGATTCAGAAAACGAAACAGAAACTCCTGCTTCTAAAGAAGCTATTGATGACTTAAGCTAGTACAAAACAAAACAAGGCGGCCTAGGCCGCCTTACTTTTAGGAATTAAATGAAAATTATATTTATAGCAGACATCCACATCAAACTAGGGCAGAAAAACGTGCCCAAAGAGTGGCAGTACAATAGAACTATGCAGCTGGCTGCTAGTATAAATAAAATAGAAGACGCAGACTACGTAGTAATAGGCGGAGATCTATTGGATGTAGCAAAACCTTCTATAGAAGAAGTGGGTTTAATGTATGACTTCCTAGAGGCGATAGACCTCGGAGGCTATATTATACCAGGGAATCACGAGTTAGTTAATAAAACTAAAGACTGCTTCTCCTATGTAACAAACATGCTTGCGTCTACGGGCTTCACAGTCATTAGGGACTTCCAGACAATAGACAACATAGATTACATACCGTACAACATAATAAAACAACCTTGGCCCGCCGGTGTCAGCAAAATGGCGATCACTCACGTAAGAGGAGAAATTCCTCCACACGTACAGCCTGAGATAGACCTAAGCAAGTACGAAACTTATGAGTCTGTTTTTGCTGGAGACCTACACTCCTATAAAAACTCCCAATTAAACTTATTATATCCAGGGAGTCCCTTCACAACGTCATTCCACAGAAATAAAACTACAGGAACTAACGGCTGTTTCATTATTGATACAGATACCGGATGCTACGAATGGGTAGAACTGCATCTACCTCAACTTATAAAAACCACGGTAACAAGTGAAGCAGAAATAGTAGCAACGGCGCCTGACCACACTATATACGAAATTGAAGGTAATTTAGAGGAGTTAGCGGGGATCAAAAGTACTGAATTACTTAGTAAAAAAATTACTAAGAATATCAGCAGCCCGAGCACACTAGACATGTCGGGAGACATTGTGCAGGAGCTGTCAACTTATCTAGAGCAAATTAAGAAAATAGACACAGCCAGCATCCCAGAGTATATAGATTTATTTAAAAAGGTGGTACTACATGATTAGCATTAATAGTATGATGTTTAGTAATATATTGAGCTATGGCGAAGGCAACCTAATACGTTTTAAAGACCCCGTTACACAATTAATTGGTAGTAATGGTGCGGGTAAATCTTCAATCCCTATCATACTAGAAGAGGGTTTATTTAATAAAAACTCTAAAGGAATTAAGAAAGGAGACTTACTTAATAAGTTTAGTACAAAACCGACGTATAATATTTCAATACAGTTCGATGTGGAACAGGATCATTACTTTATCAAAAAAGAAGTGGGAACCACAACAAAAGTTACACTGTTTAAGAATGATGAAGAAATAACTGGACACACAACTACGCAAACGTATAAGCTAGTGGAGGGGGTTCTGGGAGTAGACTTCCCCACGTTTACTAAATTAGTCTACCAATCTATGGTTAGTAGCTTGGATTTTATAAGTGCTACAGATAGTACTAGATAAAAGTTTTTAATAGCAATAATGGG